GAAAATGTTTCTGGATAGAAATAACTTCCTTGATAACTTGCTCCGCATTGTTTTGATCCTGCTATCTCAGAATTTAGTTGTGTTGTTGAGAAAAAAGAAAGGAGAAAAAATGGCAGTAAAAACAGTACAAGCGACTATTAACGGTCAAACATACACATTGACTCTTAACAGCTCGACTGGAAAATATGAAGCTACGGTAACAGCTCCGTCAAAGAGTTCATACAATCAGAGTGGACATTATTACGGAGTAACAGTTAAGGCAACTGATGAAGCAGGAAATACAACGACAAAAGATGCAACAGACAGTACGTTGGGATCATCTCTGCAATTAAAAGTAAAAGAAAAAGTTGCTCCTGTAATAACGATTGTAAGTCCAACGTCTGGATCATATTCGGCAAATAACAAGCCTGTAATTACCTGGAAGGTAACCGATTCCGATTCTGGTGTTAATCCAGCGACAATAGGCATCACGTTAGATAGCGGTACTAAGGTAACAGGCGATGCGATTACTAAGACTTCGATCACAGGCGGATACCAGTGTACATATACACCTACAACAGCGTTGTCAGATGGAAGCCATACGATCAAGTTGGATGCATCTGATTATGATGGCAACGCAGCAGCTACAAGCTCAATGTCATTTAAGGTAGATACAGTTCCACCAGTATTAACATTGTCCAGCCCAACGGACAAACTTGTTACAAATCAGTCTGCATGTACAGTAAAAGGTACAACCAACGATGCAACCTCAAGTCCTGTAACAGTAACAGTTAAGCTTAATTCTGGAGCAGCAGAAGCAGTCACGGTTGGAAGCGATGGAGGCTTCAGCAAGGTTCTTACTCTTGCAGCAGGTACAAACACAATTACAGTTGTCGCAAAAGATGGTGCTGGTAAGACAACTACAGTAACACGTACCGTTACGTTAGATACAGCGGCACCTGTGATCAAGAGTGTTACATTGACACCGAACCCAGTCGATGCTGGCAAAACATTTATCATATCCGTTGAAGTAACGGACTAGGTTAGTTGTTATGGTAGTTCGACTAGAGGGGAATGTAAACGGAGAGTCAGTGATCTTAACTAGATCCGCTGACTCTTTAGATTTATGGGAGTCCGTTATACCATCCACATTAAACGGCAGGTATGTAATCGGATTAACTGCATATGATGAGGCAGGGAATGTAAGTAGCTATTCTACATACATACTTACAGTAGATCTTAAAGCATTAAGAGTTTCACTGAAGCCTTTTGATTTGTATGCAACCTTGCACAACGAGAAATAAGAAGAAAAAAAAGAGGAGGAGAACATGCAAAAAAAGAAAGTGATCATAATGCACCCGGGAGAATCCAGAACAGCAGTAATTGCTATACATTCTATTAAAAATGAGAAATTTACAATTGAAAGTGCGGAGTATTTGCTAATATACATGAAAGACAAAGCTGAAGAAAGCACTGGAGTTTGTAATATTAAAGAACATGATATAGAAGCACTGATTTCTCCTCAAAAGCGTGGTACCTATACACTTGACATCAGATATGCAGTATTAGACGAAATCTTAATAGAGCATATAGAAGTGAAGGTGGTATGATGGCAGCAGAAATCATTGAAATTAAGTCTGTAAGCCTGTCTCCTAACCCAGTACAGACCGGTGGAAAAGTTAAGATCAGCGTAGGACTTGAAGCAAACGAAAGTGATGTTAATTGCTTCTATTGCATATTTTCTTCCGAATTAGAAACAAGTCAAGTAACAACGACAGCAACGGTGTAGCTTAGGAAGGAGACATATTTGGATGATGAATACATAAGTAGAAATGAACATAATGCATTTGCGAGTGATGTTGATCATGAGCAAACCAGACAAAACAAAAGAATTGAAGCGTTAGAAGTGACAGTAAGACAGATCAATGACCTTACATTGTCAGTTCAAAAACTTGCGATCAACATGGAACATATGCTCGTTAATCAGACAGAACAAAGCAAGCGGCTTGAAGAGTTAGAAAACCGAGACGGGGAGAAATGGAGAAGCATATCTATGTATGTCCTGACTGCATTAATCGGTGCAGTGCTCGGATTCGTACTTAAAGAAGTTGGATTATAAAATAGAGGAGAAAGACGTTATGAAAGAATTATTTGAACAGAATAAAGTACTATTTTTAGCAGTAATCACAATTTTGATTGCTGTTTTTTTAATTAAGAAACTGATCGACTATATAACAAAAAAAGGTCTGGAAGGGATCAGACTGGATGTATACAAGCTGTTTGTAGAAGCAGAGAAAACCTTCCGTGCATCCAAGCAAGGACAGCAGAAATTTGATTATGTAATACATATGGCCAGAGGATTGCTGCCAAAACCGATTCAATTATTTGTTAGCGATAAAATGTTAAAAGAGATCGTACAGCTTTGGTTTGATGGTGTCAAAGACCTTTTAGATGACGGTAAATTAAATAATTCAGTATACGATTTAGAAGATGTTGAGGAAGTCAGCAGAGAAGATAAGATCAATCATACGACAGAGTTAGATGACGGAACATGGACAAATTACGCAGAGACTCCGTTACCTGAAACTGACTTAGAAGATCCAGAGGAACAGGAACAGACAGAAGATAATCAGGCAGCAGCAGAACAGGAGGTGTAGACATATGAGAATCGCATTGACAGTAGGACACAGTTTGCTTAAAAATGGATCATATACATCAGCAAGTGGAGAAGATTGCGGTGGAGTAAACGAGTATAAGTACAATAAAAAGCTGATGAAAAAGGTAAAAGAATATCTTGAAAGCGACGGACACAGTGTTGATCTGTATATTTGTCCAGAGAAAGTATTTACGGCTGCATCTCAGGAAAAATCATGGAAACTGACACGCTTAAATGCAAAGAACTATGATCTCGTCGTAGAAGGTCACTTGAATTGCTATAACGGAAAAGCACACGGAACAGAAGTATTATACGTTTCTGAAAATGGTAAGAAGTACGCACAGAGAGTACAGAAGAAACTCGTATCCGCTGGATTTACTGATCGTGATGTTCAGAAGAGAACGAACCTGTATATGTTGAATAGCACAAAGGCAACAACGATCATGACAGAGAGCTTTTTCTGTGATTCCAAGTCCGATTATAAGATCGGTAAAGACGTAAATAAGATTGCTAAGCTGATCGCAGAGGGAATCTGTAATAAAAAGCTGGGAACAGCTACCAAGGCTAAGGAAGCTGTAAAAACAGTCGTGAAGAAAGTTACCAAAGCAACAACATATGCTAAGGTAGCTACAAAATCTGATCCACTTATGATCAGACAGAGTGCAAACGTATCATCTAAGATCATTGGTAAGATTCCGAAAGGATCAAAAGCAGAAGTAATTAAAAAAGGCAGCACTTGGACTAAAGTTAAGTACAAGAGCGTAACAGGGTATTCAGCTACAAGATACCTTAAATTTTAATATTAACCAGGGGAGAAATCCTCTGGTCTTTTTTTATTTCCAGAAATTACATAATTATTTTTATAGATAATCCAACAATAATATGTTAGCATAAAAGAAAACATTAAACATTGGAGGTGCGGTATGAGTGTAGTAATTATGGTTAAATCAGGAAAAGAATTATTTTTGTTCGGGGATAAAAAAACAACACATATAAATAATTTTGATAAAGAAAATGAAAGTTATGAGGTAGAATCGGTTTCTTATGATGCTCAAAAGGTATATAGAATTAAGGATGATATTATTGTTGGGATGGTAGGATCCAGTTTGGGATATAATAATTTATTTCAATATGTGATTCATGATCAGAAGGTAGATGCTGATGTTGCAAATGAAATAAAAGACTACAAAGATTTTGTAGCTGATTGGTTAAATTATCAATTCGAGTGTTTAGAGGAATATTTAAAAGATGACACAAAACATTTAGAAATTGAAAAAATGTTTGGAGCAATAGTATGTGGAATCAAAGATGGTAAATTTTATACAACTTCTTATGGATATCCAGCAGATGAGAGTGCTAGAGCGACAGAGCTTGTAATTGATAAAGATGGAACAATAGTTTTATCACAAATGAAATACCGTTCTTTATATGCAGAATATTATCAAAAATTTTATACAGAAAATGGTGGTAATGTTTTTGATGCAATAGAGAATACATTAAAAACTATGTCAAAAATTGATGATAGTATAAGTGAACAATTTGATGTTGTCAAAATATCTTTAGAATGAGTTCAATCAAACTTGAAAGTCCGAAATAAATGACGTAGGAATTAAACTATTTCTACATTATTACTATAAACACACCCAATAAACCGCATAACCCCGTGCTTTTAAGCTTATATTGAGGAAGCTGCTAAAGCAGGTAAATTCTCAATGTCATTAACTTAAGAAGAAAGCAGAAATTGTAATTATTTATAAAATTATTATTTCTGCTTTTTGATTTTTATA